GTGTACTGTAAGCAAATCCAGGCATCTTGCCAGGCTTCGATAGTGTGTGAGTTATAGCCTCCGCTTCTTTAATTTTCATTGTTTACTTTCTCCTGTATTTTATAGGATGTTATATCACTATAATGTTTTCTTGTCAAGCTTGCAGCTTGGCGCTTGCAGCTTGCCGCTTGAAGCTTGTAACATGGGCCCTGGTCCCGGAGCCAGCGCCAGTGGTTAACCAGGGCCCGAATACTTTCGGACCCTTGTCTCCTACTCATCTTTTTTCTCTTCCATATATTTTTTAGATCTCTCCTGGTCCTCTTTCACCATTTTAATGATAGTATCCAGGGCGTCCGCTATTCTCTTCAGGTTGTCATTTGCTATATACAAATGTCCGTTTACTTCTTTTTCCATAATATATCCTTTCTAAATACATCCTATACTATCCTTCACCAGCTGTCAAGCGTTGCTTGCTGCTTGAGGCTTGGCGCTTGTAGCGACCAGCCTCTTCACACTAGTGGATCCATGGACCACAGCACTAATAGACTGATCCCAGGACCGTTAGCTTTGCACCCTTGCGGGCTCCGTTCTGGTTTATTCCTAACGATCCAGGGATCAGTAGCAAGTTGTCAGTGTATCCTTGCTAATGATCAATGCTAATTTGAGTTTTTTAATTCCGTATATTAGCAAAAGGGAATATCTCCTATATAATACTTGACAGATTAATTGTCAAGTGCTAAAACAATTTTAATTTAACCAATACAGGAGAAAACAAATGCCAGAAAAAAGACTAACACTAAATAGTGAAAAAAGAAAAGCTATTGCTGATGTGTTCCAAACACACTTTGAACTTAACAGTCCAAAGTATGAACTGCACAAAAAAGCTATTGCTGATTACAACCAAGCAAGAACTGACATGAAAGTAATGGCAGAAACAATTGTAAGATACCACCAACCACAGGAAGATGTAGATACAATTAGAAGTATGATTGCAAAATATAGTCGTAGTGGTGGAGAGTTATATAAAGATAACTGCTTTTACTTTACTGCACCACCAAGAATGGAAACAGATAGTGAGGGCAAGTCAAATCAAATTGTTGATGAGGAACATGTCAAGTTTGATTTAGATGAAAGTTTTGCAAGGTCTTATTATAGAGATGAGATTAAAGCAAAAGGTCTTAACCCAGACTTTCATGTTGCAATCAATGATAACTACGAAAAAAGAAGTCCAAGCTATTACAATATGGAAAGCCAAGTAAATAAATTTACAGGGCATGAGAATAGTAGCAATAACAATAAGACTGAAATGTCATACAAAGATGAGTGGGAAAAAGATTTCCAATTAACTACCATTGGTACATCTTATTGTCATAGTAGAATGTTTGCAGTTGACCAAGATACTTTCAAACTTTTCAAATCATTTAATACTTTGAGAGAGAATGTAATCATGGCACATGAACAATTATATGAACATGTAAATAGTAAAATGGAAAAACTAAAACTTGGTTTAAAATCTTACAGATACTTTGACCAAGCAAAAGCACTTGCTGACAAACTTGGTATTGCTTTGAATGAGGGAATACTAAATGAAAGTAGCAGTATGGCTTTATCAGTTTATAGCCCAGAAAATTTGGCTAGTCTTTTAGAAGATAAGGTTGAACAAACTAGAGAGGAAAAAATTGCTATTGCAAGGTCAATAATGCAACAAGCAACAGTAAATTAAGGGTTGACAAGGCTATCCTACTTATGGTAGGATAGCCCATAACATACAGGAGAAATAACATGGAAAACAATACAACATTTAGAATAACTTATTATTCTAACAAAGATAAAAAGCACATCACAAGACAGGCAAAGTGGACTGACAAATGTAAATTTTGGACTAGCAAACAAGGTGCAAAATTAATGACATACTTTGACATGGACGCAGACAACTATAGAACTGCCAAAGGCAGTTGGAAAGTGAGGTACTAATGAACGAACTAATGTTAGGAATAATTTTAATGTTTGCACTAATTGGTATTATTGGTATCGGTATTATTCTTGCTAAAGGTAATCAAGAACATATTGACTACCAAAATTACCTAATAAGATATGAGAGAGAACATCAAAAATGGTTGAGAGGAGATAAATAATGACTGAACTAACACAAGAACATTTTGAACTAATAGACAAAAATCGTGCAGAAATGCACGAACGAAAAAAGATACAATTTTTAGAGGACAGAATTAAGACTCTAGAAAATGCAATTGAAAGCCATGCTAAAATCTTGGCTAGATTTCAAATGACCGAGGGGGATAACTCATGAGTAATTTTGTTTGGTGTCATGGACCTAACTGCCATACTTCTCATACACAGGATAGAATAAGAGGTGTCAAAGGTAGCAAGGTCCTAAGAACTAGGAAAGTAAAACAAACGAGGTGGAATAGTGGTAGTGAGAATTTTAATATGTATTCTTATTTCTGTAGTAATGGTTGTTACAATGACTTTGCTAATAAACATATAAGAGAAGTCATAGCCATTGCGCCAAGGACCGAGGCTCTTGAAACACCTATTGAAGTAACTAAGGAACAGTCAACCGATTGGAGTGGTAGACCATACATAGAAACTAAGATAATAGCAGTTGACAATAATGGTGGATAGTATAGGATAAGGCTATTAACAAATACAGGAGAAATAACATGACAACAAATACAGCATGGTGGAACCTACCGATCGAGGAGTTAGAGCAGATGGCAGATGATAAGGGCAACATTAAACTTGATACAAAGATCAAGGCAACGAACCCTTACTCTGGTCAATCAGCAATGCTAACACCAGATGAGCATAAGTTATACATCGAGATCAAGGAACACGAACGAGACGAGGAGTACTCTGCAATGCAGAAGAAATTGTCTAAGTTTAGTAGAATGAATGCAAGTGCATTCATGGTACTGTTAGACTAACCGAGTTACATACATGTGTGACCCTGTTGGGTCACACTCACCCCACGGGTCAAGGCTCACCCCACCCACCCAATCCATCTAGTACCTAAACCAAACCCAAACAAACTCGCAGCGCATATAAGCGATACACCTTTATATAAAAAGGGGTCCCACTACTTTAGTATTTATTGCTTGTTTTAGAGACTTAGGGGTGCTAAAATACTTCTTCACTAACAAGAGTGCGACAAAAAATTATAAAAAATTTTTATGGATTTAAAAAATGTAAACATAAGTAAGCTTCCTGCTGACGTCAGAAAAGAATTCCTACAATACCAAGTAATGCATGCCGAGAAAAAAATTCAAGGCAAAGCTAAAAATGATTTTATGTCGTTTGTTAAGTGTGTTTGGCCTGAGTTTATAGAAGGTGCACACCACAGAGTCATAGCTCAAAAATTTAATGACTTAGCAAATAAAAAAATTAATAGATTAATTGTAAATATGCCACCCAGACATACTAAGTCTGAGTTTGCATCCTTCTTACTTCCTGCCTGGATGGTGGGCCGTAATCCAAAACTCAAGATCATTCAAGCAACCCACACAGGAGAACTAGCTGTAAGGTTTGGTCGTAAAGCAAAAACCTTGATTGATAGTGAAGAATATTCTAAAATATTTGAAACAAGTTTAAGAGAAGACAGTCAAGCCGCTGGTAGGTGGGAAACAGCACAAGGTGGCGAGTATTTTGCAGCTGGAGTCGGTGGAGCAATCACTGGACGGGGTGCTGATTTATTAATAATTGACGATCCGCACTCGGAGCAAGACGCTATGTCTGCATCTGCGTTTGATAACGCTTATGAATGGTACACATCAGGACCTAGACAACGTCTTCAGCCCGGTGGTCAGATAGTTTTAGTTATGACTAGATGGTCTAAAAAAGATTTGACCGGAGTTTTGTTAAATAATCAAAAAGAAGTCAAAGGTGATCAATGGGAAGTGGTAGAATTTCCAGCAATCATTGACCACGAACCTGTTTGGCCTGAATATTGGAAAATTGATGAGCTAGAATCAGTGCAAGCCACATTACCAGTTGCAAAATGGAACGCACAATGGATGCAAAAGCCAACTTCTGAAGAAGGAGCTATAATAAAACGTGAATGGTGGCAAATTTGGGACAAAGACGAACTTCCATACGTCGAATATGTAATTCAAAGCTACGATACTGCGTTTTTAAAAAAAGAAACTGCCGATTATTCTGCAATTACTACTTGGGGTGTGTTTTATCCAACTGAAGACAGTAAACCTAATTTAATTTTAATGGATTGTGTAAAAGATCGTTTTGAATTTCCAGAACTTAGACGAGTTGCACTCGATCAATACAATTATTGGAAACCGGATATGGTAATCGTAGAGCAAAAAGCATCAGGAACTCCTCTAACCCATGAATTACGTCAAATGGACATTCCAGTGATGACTTTTACGCCAAGTCGTGGTAATGATAAGCACGTACGTGTAAATACTTGTGCACCGCTTTTTGAAGCTGGTTTAATTTGGGCGCCGGATATGAAGTTTGCAGAAGAAGTTGTTGAAGAATGCGCAGCATTCCCACACGGCGATCATGATGACTTAGTCGATTCTATGACTATGGCTGTCATGCGGTTCAGACAGGGAGGTTTTATTGAACACCCTGAAGATTATATTGATGAACCCAAACAGCCCACAGTTAAGGAATATTATTAATGCAGAAAATATTTAGAGAATTATTTAAACAGTTTGTAGCCAAGAATGGCGTAGAGCCTAAAGGTATTGAACTGCTGCAAATGAAATTTAAAGCTAACGAATTAAAAAGACAAGCTGACAAAGTAAAAGTTGTTGATTTTGAAAAGACTCCAGTCAAAGTTAGACCTGGACAAGAATCAACAGTTAATACACTTAGACCTAAATCAGATGACGTAGCTGCCGGAACACTTCAAGCAGATGTAGAAAACCTTAAAATAGATGCTGAAGATATGATGAATGATGCTATTAGAAATAAAAATCAAGCTATGACAGATTTAGATGATTTTTTAGAAACAGGCGGTCAACCTTTTAAAAAAAAAGACGACAAGTTTCTAGGCGGTAGCATGCATGAAGAAGGCCAGATCAGAACTGGCGTTAGGATGTTTTTACAGGACGAAGTTAAAAATGGTAGATTAAAATTAAATAAAGAAGATACGGCTAGAGTTATGGAATATTTTCCAACTAAAGAAGATGATCCAATTTTAGTATTTAAAAAAATATACGGTGATGATGCATATGAAGCTGCTGGTAAATTTCCAGGTGCTTTTGAAAAAGGCGAAGATTATAATCAATATAGAGAAATATTTAAAGAAAACATGGGGGACTCTTTTCTTAAAGTTAAAACAAAAGAAAATCTTGGTGATGGTACATTAGTTTTAACAAAATCTGATGAAGTATTTACTCCTACAAAATTTGATGATGACATTCCATTTGCAGGCGGCGGTGTAGTTAAAAAG